TTCCTCGTTGGTCTTAATACGGCCCGAATAAGAAGTTCTGAGTTTGTCTGCATTGCTGACAAATGCCTTTAACATCGGCTCAGCCCCTTTGACGAAGTTGCTGATTTCCTCATCTTTGGTCACGTAAGTTGTTCCGAAAGCGGCTACCCCTTCTAAAGCCTCTTCACTAAGCTCCAGTCGTGTCTTGTACTCCTGTCGCAGTGCTTCCTTGATTTTTGTTTTCATATCGTTTTTAAAATTTTAATGTATAAAAAAAAGAGCCAACTAACGCATTACTGCGCTAATTGGCTCTGATGGCTCTATACGTAAAGAAAAATGTCGTCGGCTGGCGTTACCCAGCCTCCTTGGGTTGTTGCGGGGGATGGATTCGCACCATCGGCCTCTTGGTTATGAGCCAAGCGAGCTACTACTGCTCCACCCCGCTATGTTCCTGCGTCTGCATGGACGCTATAATTGGAAGGTTCTGTACGGATATGGCCGTTATGGACTGTAACTCGGATTTCACGCCTGCAACTCTTGCACCAAACCAAGAAACTGCCCTCAACTTCCTCAGTCACACACAGCAATTTTGGCACTCTGCCATTCGCTGCACACTCCGAACAGAAAACTTTTTTACCTTTCATGCTCGCAAATATAGCAGTAAAAATTGATATTTCCAAAAAAAAATCATATTTTTGTGGGAAAATTTAATGGCGCAGTGATTTTTTATTCGGTTTGCGCACTGGAAATTACATAGAAAATGGGCTTTAAACTGATAAATAAAGACTTAAAATTCGACCTGCAGGAATTTCCAACGGTTGAAAGAATACTCCCGACAGCCAAAGAGAAAGGTATGACGAGGGTAGGGGATTTTGTCATAAGAAAGGACATTGACTTCATTCCTCAGATAGGTATGCAAGAGGATGTTTGCGCTTGTGACAGCAATCTCATATTCATGTGCGGGCAAGCCACGAGTGGAAAAACTTTTACAATGTACCTCAAAGCGTTAGGTGGTATAGACCACTTCGGATTTACCTCACGTATCATATCCGTTCGTGCGCTCGATTCACAAAAAGGTTCGTCTATCTTCCGTGATGGTGTAACGGTACTTGGCAACTTCTCGGATTGCGAATACGCATCCTCGGGAGTTCCGACCTTCGCATACCCAAAATGGAACTCGAACCTGCAGTTAATCCACTCGAACTTCAACGTATCTAACCCGTCAGAGTGGAAACTGTTTCAGGACTACGCAAAGAAGCAGCAGGCATCATTGATTATGGTGGACGAGTGTACGGAAATGGAAGAGTTTAAGATGTTTGCATACTGGTTTATGCGCAATAGAGATAACTCGGGTATGACACCGCAGATGATATGCTCATTCAACCCTCTTTACGGACACTGGACGAATGATATGCTGATAGACGCCGGATATATAGATACGGAAACGTGGCATCTTAAACCCGAAATGGTAGGCGTTACAAGATACTTCTACGTGAAGGGAGATAAGGCTACCGAAATCGTTTGGGGTAATTCGAGAGAAGAGGTGGCGTACTTTGCAAACCTGCATGACAACAAGGATGACTTGAAGGCTGGCATCTCACGATTGGATTACGTAAAATCTTTTACAGTATTCACTGGTGCAGCATCAGGGAACCGTGAACTCGTGAACGCTACTGGCGGTCAATCTGTCGCAAACCTGCACGCAGTGGGTGCCACACAGCGAGCCGTAGTAGGTGAGGCTTATTTCGGCCCCGTAGACAACGAGGAACTGAATGTATCACGCAAGATGATTCACGACTTGTTCACCAACCCCTCGGACGGAAGCACGGAGATGTTCGCCACGATGGATATTTCAAGCGGTCAGGAGGATGCGGATAACGCACCTATGCTCATTTGGAGAGGCAACACGATTATCGCACTCGAGTTCTTCAAGGGCAGTCCGAAGGAACTTGTGGACTGGATAGGATTGAAACTCAAGACGTACAAAGTCCCCGTGGAGAATTTCGCCTTTGACGCTACGGGTATCGGCTATTACCTGCGGTCTTACACAAGGGGTATGCCTATCACGGCAAACCGCCGTTCCATGCAGGAATATGACGAGAGCGGAAACCAAGTCATTACCGAGCAGTACTTCAATCTGCGCTCGCAGTTACTCGGAAAAACCAAAGTAATGATTGAGCGTGGTGACATTTCCATAGCCCTTGACAAGGACATGACCATTCAGTACGGAAAGAACGGAAAGACAAGAAAACTCGTGGACGTGCTGTTTGACGAGATGAACGTATTCCGTGTGACCACACGAAACAGCAGAATATACTACCGCTCCAAGGACGAGTATAAGTCCAAATTCAAGGCTTCTCCCGACCTTATGGACACGATTACCTATAAGAGTGTATTCTTGCTTGACGCACGCCCTAAAAAGCGTGCAGAGCCTGAGAATGACGATGACGCTTACAAGGCACTCTACGACAAGCCTCAGACAAGCCGGGCTGCGATGATGGGCCGACAAGCGATGGGGTTCATACGGAACCGCTTCAACAGATAACCGACAAGTTTAACTAAATACATATTAATATGGTAAACATTACGCAACACTTGAAGAGCAAGGAGTATTGGCGCAGACGAATCAATGATGAATCCGCCGCACCGAAACCCCCGAAAGCGTCAGACACCTATTACGAGATGCCTGACGATGACTTTGCGACCGCACGGTTCCAGTTTCTCACGCAGGATGACTTTCTCAACGAGATTGAACCGACCGCACACGCTGTGAACTCCATCTACCAATCCACACGACCCGTGAACGAGTTGCAGGAATTTGACGAGGTGCAGGAAGATGGCTCGACCAAGAAGGTGGCACGATGGGTGACTGTGGGCTATGACCCCGTAGAGGTGGTGGCTATGGGCATCCAGCAATGCCTCTCCATCAAGAAGGCCACCCACTTTGCCAGCAAAGGTTTTTGGATTTCCAATGAAACGAAGTATGATGACTTGTTCAGCGTGCTCACCTCGTGGGCCGATACCGCCAATCTTTCCACCGCCTACATGGAGGCTGTCACGTCTTGTTTTCAGACGGGTGACGCTGCGATTTATTTCTACACGCAGGGAAACAATATCTACTACAAGGTATTCTCGTATCTCTACGGAGATGTGCTGTTTCCCGACCTTGACGAAAAGCGCAGACCGATTCTTTACAGAAAGTACCTGCTCAAGGGAAAACTGGCCGTGGATGTGTACGGCTGCGGATTCGTGGAAACATGGGTACGTTTCAATGAGGATAGCGAAACGGATGCCTCGTGGCTCGAAAAGGTCAAGGGATGGTTCAACCGCAACGTAGGCAAGACCGTTTCCGAAGATGGCTTTACGCTCATTTCACGTACCGAGAGCCAAGTAAGCAATGACATTTGCCAAGCGGTGTATTTCCGTGTGCGTGACATTCCTACGGGTGTGGCCCAGCAGAATATCGAAAAACTCGAGGATGCGGTGTCATACAACGCCGAAGAGGTAAAGAACACGTCCATGCCCACCTTATTCATCAAGGCAAAGAAAATCGAGAATCTTCCCGCTGTCGGAACCAACGGACGCACCATAGGAGTGCGTGGCAACTCGGAGGATTTGAAGGCTGCGGACGCCAAGTATCTCGAGGGGGCCGACCATAGCAACACCTACACCTCGCACGTGGATATGCTGTGGAAAACCATCGTAAGAACCACTATGTCCGTGTTCGTGGAGCCTACCGATATGAAGAACGGAGCCGATTCGTCCGCCTCGTTCCGTCTGATGTTCGCACCCGAAGAGCAGTGGTGCAAGAATATGTGGCCGCAGTTCGCACCGCACGTAAAGGAACTTACAGAGGTATTCAAGCAACTCGTGGCAAAGGTGGAGGGAAAGACAAGCGAATACGCCAAACTCAGACTGTCCGTAGGCCTTGACTTTTGGCTGCCTGAAAACGAGCAGGAAACCATCAACAACGTGGTTTCTCAGGTCAATGCACGTGTCCTTTCGAGAAAGGCCGCTATGTCCGAACTCAGCAACTCACACCTTGACGATTACGAAGAGGTGCAGAAAGAGTGGGAGGATGAGATTCGGATCAAGGCCGAGATTCCTGCGGAAGTCCAATCCAAGTACGACACCGCCACTACGGACGACAAGGACGATGACGGTGATAACAACAACAGCAACCCCGTGGATAAGCGTAACCGTGGACGCTCCATTCAAGACAGATAACGATGGCAGAGAGAAACATACCTATAAGGCCCTACGGATATGATTCCAAGGCCTTGAAAGACGGAGAGAAGGACTGCATCACATGGTACGTCCTTTCGGGCTGCAGACGTGAATACGCCTTCGCTCGTTTCGTGCGCCCCGACCTCACGCTCACGGAGGCAACGCTT